TTAAAAAGACAACAATATAATCTTGAGAGAAAAATTCTCTTTTAAGTATCGACCGCCTTTTTCTTTCTTATAAATTACTTGTTTTATTATAGTTGATAATAAAGCGTTTTTTTCTTCTGCGGTCATATCTTTTGAATATTTACTTATAACATCTTCTAAAATTGGTATAGCTTTCTTTTTACTATATAAATCTTTAGTTCTATCTTTTGACTTAGATAGTTCTGTTTTTTGATTTAATAATGTTTCTAATTGTTCATTTAAAGTATTAGTTCTTTTAATAAATAAATCTTGAGTATATGCTCCAGTCTCTACTAATTCGCAAGCCTTTTCTATTTGGCTTTTTATTTTATCTATTTCGTGATCTATTGCTTCTATCATTTCCTTATTAGTACATATTTCTTTTTTTACTGCTTCTTCATAATTATTAACATAGTTTTTATATTCACTCATTATTATTTTAAGAGATTTTAATATTTTATTTTCTACAAGTTCTAATTCACTTGATACACACTTACATCTAGGTCTACTACACATTAAAGTATCTGTATGTGGTGGAGTTATGCTTTCTTCTATTGTAGTTATAGCTTTATCAAACTCGTTTGTTTCTATATTCAATAGTTTTTTTAGATCCTCCCATTTATCAGCGTGTGGTATACAAAATTTATCGTCGTTAGAACTAAACCAATGATCCACAGAGTTTTTAGAAACGTGCAGAGCCCTAGCTATGTCATTAAGACTATAATTTCCTTTATGTTCCCTTAATAATAATCGTAATTTAGGCTTATCTATATCGTAAATACGTTTAGCGGTAGGTTTAGCGTCTTTTCTTAAATAATACGGACGTCTAGTCATATTATTACCACAATAGCCACATACAACTAAACCTAATAAAGGGTTTTTCATTTCTTTATTATCTGGCACAGTTTTAAGTCTGTTAGATAAAAATTTAGCTTCTATCTGCTGTTTTATATCTTCGCCGAGTATTGCTTCGTGTTTACCTCTAACAAGCGTAAAATCGTCATTATTAGGGTTTTTCTTAACAATATGTCCATTTACTAATGTCTTAGTAGTTTTACGTCTGTCCCACGTCAAATAGCCGTATATAGTGTAACCCTGTAATATATTTCTAACCATATTAGCGGTCCACTCTTTAGACTTTCTAGGTTTTATTTTAAGATAATTAAGATAGTGTGCTATATTAGTAGCTCTCATATCATTTAATATAATCTTAATATTTTCTCCTGGTTTAAAAAAGTTATGAGGTATATGTATATTGTTTATATCTATATTATAGTTAGCTGCTATACTTTCTAATGTATCATTTTCTTTTATTTTATATGGTAATGATTTACTATTAACAGTTAATCTTATTTCTTGATCTACTTTTAAATCTAAATTACAAGTGATTATATCTTTCTTATGCGCTCCAAACAATTTAGCTATATCTGATATAATCTCGTTTTCTTTAACAGTGTATGTAGTATTTAGTCCATTTAAGAATAAATCAGCTAATAATTTTACTACTTTAGACTCTGACTCATTTTCTACTAAAACATAACCTTTTTCGTTAGGTATTTTCTGTTTATTATAACCGTATGGCAATACAGAACCGACGTATTTACCGTCTTTAACACTTCTTAATCTACCACGAGCTAATATACGTTTAGTATATTTTAAATATTTTCTAGCTTGATATAAACCGTCTTCAAAATAAGATAAATCGTCCTCGTTATCTAAATTATATATTTTCATAGGAGTTATTATCTTTGTATTGGAATATTGAAAAGCTTGGGCTATTATTCCCTGGTCCATAGTATTACCACGAGCTAGACGTTCTATTTCAATACATACAACTCCTTTTACACGATCTTCTTCTATTAAAGATAATACTTCTTGAATTACTGGACGATCTTCGATAGTATCTCCAGACGCTACCTCTCTATAAATATTATGCTCTGGTATTGGTTTACCGAAAATACTTACAATAAAGTCTTGTAATTCTTTTTCGTGTCTTTGTAAAGTTTTTTCTATAGACTCGTCTTTATAATAGTCCATATCTTTACGTGATTTTCTTAAATATATTATAAACATATCTAGTATCTCGTCGACAGTAAGGTCCCTAGATACGTTCATTATTTGTAAAAATGTATCTAAATTCATTATAGCACTTTCTTTCTTTATAATTTTATGCTATAATCGTATAGAAAAACCTATACAATTATAGTTGGTTGTTTCTTCTATTTTTGTTTTAAGTGTGATAGCTTTTGTGGTTTTTCATTTCAACGCTTCGTGTTCGCGCGCGAGGCGTCTTTTTTTATGTTTTTTTACCTTTCGAGCAAGAAAACGTACATTTCGAGCAATGTTAATCACAATTAACGGTAAAAAATGGTAAAATGGTGTATTAAAATTTATAATATACCCCTAAGGAGGGGGTTAGTATGAAAACTAAATATGATGTGTTATATGAAAAACTGCTTAATGATCATATTAACATCAGTTTATTTATTAAACTACTTGAGTATATCAAATAAGATATACTCTTTTTATTTGTCCTCTTTATCAATTATAAATTCTTTGTTTTTTTCTATAAATTTCATAAGCTTATCAAAATTTTCTTCTGATAAATCTTCGCCGTCAAAAAGATTATTTTCTTTTAAAGCGTCTTTCAATTTACTTTTGATATTTTTGGTAGCTTTTTTTTCTTCCCAGTCAAGCATATAGTTAGCGTCTACTCCTAATACTTTACATAAAAGCATTATGCTATCTGCGTCTGGTTTGTGATTTCCACTTTCCCAGTCGCTAATAGTGTTATGAGATACGCCTAATTGCTCAGCAAGCTCTTTTTGTGTCATATTTTTATTTTTTCTTGAGTTTCTTATATTATCACATAAAGCCATATTAGTTACCTCCATTTCATTAAAATTTTATCACAAAAAATATGTATAGTAAATAAATAATTTCGAAAAAATCGAAAAAATTAGCATTTTTGTATTGACATTTCGGTAATACCGAATTACAATGTTTATAGAGTTCGACAATATCGAAGTCTTGGAAGGAGGAAATTAAATGTCAAACCCTAAATCACTAGAAGTAGGAAAAAAGATAAAGTTGCTTTTGGTAGAACATAATATCAACCAAAATCAAGTAGCAAGATACCTAAATGTTAGTGATTCTTTATTTTCTGATAAGTTAAATGGAAAAGTAAAAATTACTGTAGACGAATTTTACGATATTATTACTTATCTAAATGAAGAATTTAACATTACTGTAGACGCTAATTACTTTATGCCACAAACACCAAACGAAACATCAGACACTAACTAACATAAAATTTAATGAGGTGTTGAAATGGAAAAAAACGAAAGCTATCACACAATAAAAAACTTAACACTAGGTCAAACAGAAATTGAGATATGTATAGAGAGTATTCCAACAATAGAAGAAAAAAGAAATCATTTAATAAAGATATATGACGTCGTAAATGATATAGCTAGAAAAGCTGAAAAGCGCGGCGTTGATACTTCTAAATGGTTTTATACAGAAAAACAATTAAAGCTCTTAAAACAAGATCCAATAAATGAATTTATCTAGTAAATCAATTTAAAAAAAACAAAGGAGAAACAATTATGAAAAAAAAATACAGACTTAAAAAATGGGTAAAAGTAACCCTAAATATATTATGCGCAATAAGCGTATTTATAATACTTGCTTTATTAGTGAAGAAAGGAGTTAATGACTTTGAAGATTTGGCTAAGCAATGTGATAAGGAATATGGCTATACTTGTACTTATTACGATATTAGACAATACTCTTTAGGTAAATAAATTATGTATGTTAAAGAAAATAAAAAAAGATTTATGAATTGGATCAGAACTCATAAATCAAGTTGTAAACTTTCTTATAATTTACTCTCTAATTGTACCATAATTTGGGGGTAAAAGTCAAAAAATGGACGATTGGAGGTAAAACATGAAAGATAGTTATATAATGCACTGCGATTATGGAAATCATTTTGAATTATTAACAGACGCTGAATTAGGTCGGCTTATAAGAGATGTAAATAACTATGTTAAAAATGGTGTTTTGCCTCAATATACAAAAGAGGATCGTGTTCTAAATATGGCCTTTAGTTTTATGAAAACTAACATTGATATAGAAACAGAAAAATATATAAAAAAATGTGAAAAAAATCGAGAAAATGGCCGTCGTGGTGGTCGACCTAGAAACCCAGAAAAACCGAACGGTTTTGAAGAAAACCCACAAGAAACGAAAAAAGCCGATACTGATACTGATACTGAAACTGATACTGAAACTGATACTGATACTGAAACTGATACAAACATAAAAAAAAGTGTGTGTGATAAAAGCGCACGCGCAAAAGAATTTTATTGTCATTTAGGAAGTGATTATAAATCGGAGTCATGTTTCTACTGCATGAAAAAACAAATATGTCCTAATAAGGAGTCCACAGAATTTAGATTAAACCACCGAAACGAAACTTTCGACGAGTGGAATAAAAGACACGAAGATTATCGAGAACAACTTATTGAGGACTTAAAGTCCAGGGGGAAGGATCCAGATATAGAGCTTATCGACTATGACTGGTTAAATGAAGATAATGATATAGATTAGAAAATGGAGGAATAATTATTATGAAAAATACTATAACAAAACAAGATATAGATAACATTTTAAAAGATACACTAATTAAAGTTGAACAATACGGAGATAAAACAACAGTTTTAAAAGCTACGTTGCCTAATGACTTTGTAATTGTTGAAAGTTCTAGCTGTGTAGATCCTGCAAACTTCGATATGAAAATTGGAGAAGAAATATGTATGGACAAGCTAGTTAATAAAATTTGGGAGCTTGAAGGCTATAAGCTTCAATGTCAAACTAAGGAGGTAGCAGAAAATGGAAATAACTAGCGTTAAAGTAAAAAAAATAAATGAAGAAAACTCTCGTTTAGTTGGAGCTGCTTCTGTAGTTGTTGATAAAGAATTTATTATCAAAGATATAAAAATTATTAAAGGAGACGACCGTCTATTCCTAGCTATGCCTAGTCAAAAAATGCCAGACGGATCCTACGCAGATATAGCACACCCTCTTAATGTTGAGTGCCGCAAAAAATTTGAAGATATTATTTTAGCAGAATATGATAAGTGCTAATGAATTATGGAAGTCAATAGAATATGATACTCGTTATCAAGTATCAAACTATGGACGATTTAGAAAGAAAAACCCTAAAAATGGTTATAGATATTTAAAACCTTTTAGAAAACATAATCTATTTTTAGTAAAGATTAAAGATAAAGATTTTAACTGTGCTCGATTAGTTGCTAATGCTTTTATTAAGCAATTAGCTTCTAATGATAGAGTCTATCATAAAAATAAAATAGAATTTGATAATTACTATAAAAATTTAGAAGTTGTATCTTTAAAAGAGCTTGGTAAACGAACTGGCTATATATCAAAATCTAAACGAGTTGTAGAAGTTAAAAACGGCGAGATTATAAGAGACTGGCCTTCAAGTAGAAAAGCCGCTAAAGAATTATACATTTCTTATCAGACCGTTTCCGACTACTGCAATAATAAGGTGGAAAGCCCTATGTTTAATCTTATGTGGGAAGACGATTATTTTGACGAAGTATTAGAGCCGTTTAAATGGGAACATAAAAAAAGAAAGGAAAAAAAGAAATGAAAACTAAAATCAAAAACACAATAAAAGACATCATTGATTATACGCTAACAAATGAATTTAAAGCTTTAGTAATGATTATGTTATTTATGTTCTTATGTGTTTCCCTATTCTGGGGTGCTATATGTACAGTAATGACTAATGACATTACAGAAGTTGCTACAGAGCAAAAAGAAGAAAATATAAAACTTCAAGCAGAATATGACAAGTTATCTCAAGAGTACGCTCGTATGAAAATGGCTTACGAGGAAACTTATGAACTATTTACTACTTGTCAAGAGTCTACATCTTGGTATGAACAATTTTACTATGACAATGTAGATCCAACAACTGGAGAAATTGAGGGGGAATATTATGAGTAGTATTATTTGTTTATTATTAGGTTTAATATTAGGCTCTGGTTTATGTTATCTTGCCTTTAATCAAGTTTTAACTGCTAAAAACGATATTATAGAAGATTATAAAAAAGGTATAGAACTACATAATCAAAGAGAATTAAAACTTATATATATAAATCAGTCTACTAAAGATTATGTAAAACAACAACAAGATATTCTTAAAACTGTACCTATTAAGGTAAAAGAAATTACAGACGAAGCTAGTTTACAAGCTGGTAGATATATGGCTTTAAAAGATATAGAAAAAACTATTATTCAATTAGAAAAGAACTCCGAAAGCTTAGTAAATAAAAAATAAGGAGTGATGTTATGCCTAGAGTGTTTAGAAACAAGTTCGGTCGTAAAACTGTTAGACCTTTCAAAAAACAAGATCTAAATAGTATGATCGTAATTTGTAAGAAAAATAAAAACGCAGCCGAAGAAGAAGAAAACAAAGAACAAGTTTATTTATGGGATCGTAACTATATGATACTACACCTAGGTAGAAATCTAGCTTTTCGTATAGAAGATCTATTACAGTTGAAAACTGATAATTTTAAAAATGGAGGTATTTATACAAGAGAGTTCAAAACTGGTAAAGAACAAGCTTTTGAACTCCACCCTTCATTAAGAAAAGATTTAGAAGATTATATAAACAGAAATAAGCTTGTTGAAGGAGAATATTTATTTAAAAGTCGTAAAGGTACTAATATACCTATTACGCGTCAAAGAGCTTGGCAGATTATTAAAGAATTATCAGACGAAGTTAAAGTGTCTTATGTTGTAGGCTGCCACTCCTTACGTAAGTATTTTGCTAGAGAGTATTACGAACAGACTGGAGATTTAATCGGTTTAAAAGAAATGTTAAATCACTCTAGCGAAACAGTAACATTAAGGTATATATGTTGGGAAGAAGACGACAAAAACATCAAACGAAAAAACTTTTATTTAGGAGGTTAATTATGCAGAAAATAGATAACTTAAATAGTCATTTACAAGATATAGACGAAGACGCTTTAAATATAAGATATGATTTATCAGATAATAAAGATCATGCAGCTTTGATAATATTCCGCTATGAAAAAGATGTAATAAGAGTTTTATCTACTATCTATGATAAAGAAGCTAAACTAATATATAACTTATTAAATGGTGCTTTGCCTTCTATAGAAGATATTGTTTATATGTTAGAAAAATATTACTCTTTACAAGATATGGCTATTATTAGTGGCAAATTAAGAAAAACAGTATTATCTAAAGCTGGTAGTCAATTAACTGTAGCTTATTTAGAAAATGGATCATTATTAAGGAGCTCTAATAATTATGGTAGTTAATATAGAAGAAACGGTAATAAATAAAATCAAATATTATATCTATTCGAGAAGATACAAAAAGATTTACAGTAGCAAAGGTATAAAAAACATAACTAATGCTAATTATGTTTATTTAGGTAGACAAAATGGAAAAACTATTATGTCTTTTAAATGGAATTATATCAGAGCTGTCGAAAGACATGATTTTAAATCAGCAAAGATGTTAAAAAAAACTTATAAAAAGGTATATCGTAAAAATATCTTTTAAAAAACAAATATCAATTTTACATAATGAAAATATGTAAATTGATATAAAAAATAACACTTTCCTGATGTCGGGAAAATGCTTATAAAATCTAGGTAAAACTACTCTTTTATAGGGTGTCTAGTGAATTTAACAGAATTATGTCATTTTGTAAAATTCAATATATAGGAAATGAGGTGCTGGAAATGGCTAAATTAAGAGATAAAATAGTTGGTTATATCTCTCCTAAACAAAGAAAAATAAATACACTAGAAAATAAGGTTTCTACTCTTGAAGGAGTAATAAAAGACGAATTATATAATCTATTTATCGAAAAGCTGGGAGAACCAGCAGAAATGAAACGTCTAAAAAAAGACAATAAAAGATTAAGACAACAAAATAAGTCTTTAAAAGAAATAATTAAAAATAGTTAATTAAAAAGGTGGTGCTAGTTGTGAACTTAAAAGAAATGCAGAAATATGCTAATGCGTTATCTGAAATTAGAGTTAAATGTAATTGTAGTCATACTTTATATTTTCCAGCTTATGGTCCAGATGTGCAGATTTGTTCACATTGTGGCCATAAAGTCTATAGAAATGATCGTATAAATTTTAAAGAAATATTATCTAAATGTATTAAAGTAAAGGAGGTACAAAATGGGTAAAGCTTATAATAGCAAGTGGAAAGTTACACCACTTACAGTTAATTTTAATCAAAAACAATGGAGACAAGACTTCGGAGCTTTTATTAGAAGTAAATTATTCTGGGACGGTACAACTTTAGTAACAAGATCTAAAGCAAAATCTAAAGGACCTAATTTAATTACTAAGGGAATAAGAACTTTCGAAGTATATAACGCTTACGGTGGTAGTGTTATAGTTGAATATCAAAACGAAAACGAAGTTTTATATACTACTCACGAAGATTTAATAAAACAATATTTTGAAGAAAGGAACATCAATATTTATGGAAAATAAAAAAATGAATTGCTCTAATTGTGGAGCCGTTATTGAAGATACATATTACAAATGTTTAGATAATTGTTTACAAGTTAATTTCTTTGATACAGAAGAAGAAAATTGCTTTTGTTCTGAGGAGTGCTTTTGTAAATATATGGAATTAGAACAGTTAGAAGTTAACGAAGAAAATGACGGAGAAGAAATTTAAAGATAAATGCGATTTATGTGGTAAATTTGATATTTTAAAAGGTTATAATGGTAAATGCCTTTGTCCTAAATGTATCGAAAAAGGACCACAAGAAAATTGTTCTCCACTCCATCGAAAAAACGAAAAACAGTTAAGTATATTTGATTTGGAGGTAATGTCTCGTGGAAATTGATACAGAAAAAGCAGAACAAGCAATAAAAGAATTATCAGACGTTTTTACAAAAGCATTTATGCCAGTTGCAGAAGCTATAAAAAATATATCAACTGCACTTTGTCATACATTTATTGATACTTGGGAAAGCATTAAGGAAAAAATGCCCGACTTTGAAAAAATGAAAATTTCACGAAAGCGTTTTGTTAAACTTTTAATGAGTATTGGTTATCAAAGAAACGAAGCCAATAAAATTGCTTGGCGTTATCACGAAGAAAAAGGAAAATATACATTTTTAGATTTTATCATTGAAAGTAACAAGAAGGAGGTATAATCAATGTGGCTTAGTATACTCATAGGAGCACTAATTGTATGTGCTGGTTTATATAGAATTGCCGAAGCAATAGAAAAAAATAAAAAGTAAGAAAGGAAGGATCTAATTTATGGCTGGAATTACAGAAGCAGCCAACGGAGAAAAATCACAAATAGACTTCAAAGAAATAACAAGCTTTATCGTCGAAGAATTATCAAAGAGAAATCTACTACGTAAAGGAGCTACTACTTATCAAAATACGGAGTCTCTTTTATACAAATATAACGACTTGAAAAAATCAGTTGAAGACCGTGAAGAAGAAATCGAGGAAATTAAAACAACTGGACTACGTGGAAAATCAAAGAGCATATTTAAAATACCAGAAGGAAGTCATAACGATTATGATACTATCGAAGAAGATATAATAAATGGCTTAATATCTGACATCAAAAAGACACAGTTAATTATTAACCGCATAGACAGAATATTAAAGAAATTTAAGTCCGATAAATATATCGACATAATTAAATTAAAATACTTTGAAAATAAAACGCAGCAAGATATAGCTGATTATTTCGAAAAAGATACTACTACAATATGGAGAAATAACAAGCGTTTAATCAATGAAATAAAGGTTTATCTATTCCCTAATGATGTTATTAAAGAACTTAACTATTGACAAAATGCAATAACCCACGCAATAACCCCGCAATTGACATAGCAATTTTTATATAATATAATTGGTACAATGAAATTATTAGGAATTGAGAAACACGTCTGTTTTATAGGCGTGTTTTTTTAGTGCTTATTTGAGGTGGTATTATGGCTAAAGACTTTGCTAAAGAGTTCTATCGTTCTACTGCATGGCGCAAGACTAGAGCTTATATATACAATAAGCAACACGGAATATGTGAACGTTGCCACGGCGAGTATGGACCTGGCGAAATAGTACACCATAAAATATATCTAACTCCCTATAATATTCATAACCCAGCTATTACACTGGGAGAGGACAACCTAGAGCTATTGTGTAGAGTATGCCATGCTATAGAGCATGAGTCAGAGCTGCCAACAGATAAGAGTCTTATGTTCGACGACGAAGGTAATCTAATAGAAAGGAGCGTTGATTATGATATTAACCGTCTATACTAACTATCTCATTATGACTTATGACATAGTCTTTAGTGGTACCAAAGAGGAGCTCGCTAAAGCACTAGACGAAGGGCCAGTCTTTCTGAGTACAAAGGAAGGAGCGTCAGTCTTTGTTAATCCGATTAACGCTGCACTGATAGAAATAAAAGACTCCCCCCTTTCTTAAAAAAGATATGCTTCACAGTGAACCGCGCTTGAGTCCTTTTTCGGACTGCTTCGGTCGTGTGAGGGGGGTGTAGTCAAAGGTGGTGGAAAAATGGAAAATGAAAATCTTAATTCTAAAGAATTAAAAGAAGTTCCAGACTTTTCGACAGAGCTTAAAAAACTTAAAAAAATATTCAAAAACATACCAAAAGATAAAAAGAATTTGGTACAAAAGCTTATCGAAAGTGCTGCTTTTATGTCCGTTGAGTTAACTAAATTAGAAAATTACATCAGTGTAAATGGTGTATCAGAAACATACCAAAACGGAGAAAACCAGTACGGAACAAAAACCAGTACAGAAGCCAGTGTGTACAACACTATGATTAAAAATTATACGTCGATCATAAAACAATTATGTGAGTTATTGCCAGAAGGTTTACCAGCAACAAAGGAAGGTAACGCTTTAATGAATTTCGTTACTAAGCCTAAGGGTAAATAATGAATTACATCAGAGAGTATAACGAAAAAATACAGTCTGGCGAAATAATAACTAGCCGCAGAGTCAAAAAGGTTTATGCTCGCTTAGTAAAAGAAATGGACGATCCTAATTGTCCTTTTTATTTTGATGAAAAAATAGCTAATAGACCTATAGAGTTTACAGAAACTTTTTGCAAACAGTCCCAGGGAGAATTAGGCGCAGACCTAAAACTGGAATTGTTCCAGAAAGCTTATGTACAAGCTCTATTTGGTTTTTTAGATAAAGAAACTGGGTACAGAAGATTTAACGAAACAATGTTTTTGGTAGGACGTAAAAATGGTAAAACAACTCTTTTATCTCCTATCGCGTTGTATATGTTAATGGCTGACTATGAAGGTGCAGCCGAAGTATACTCAGTAGCAACAAAGAAAGAACAAGCAAAAAAGGTTTTAACCGAAGCTTGTAATATGGTTAAACAAAGTCCAGAATTACGATCCGTTTTGAAGAAAAGAAGAAATGATCTTTACTTCAATGCTACATCTTCTATCTTTGAAGCTTTAGCGTCAGACTCTAATACGCTTGACGGTTTAAATAGCCACGGCGTTATTATAGACGAATTACACGCTATCAAAGATAGAAATTTATACGAAGTTATGAAACAGTCTATGACTGCTCGACGCCAGCCGTTATTAGTTATGATAACTACTGCTGGAACAGTTAGAGAGTGTATCTATGACGATACTTACGATTATGCTTGTAAAGTAGCAGACGAAGAAATAAAAGACGATCACTTTTTACCTATTCTTTATGAACTAGATAATCGTAGCGAGTGGACAGATCCAACGTGTTGGTTAAAAGCTAACCCAGGACTAGGAACAATTAAAAGTTATCATAATCTATCTATTGAAGTTGAACGTGCTAAAAATGATCCTAAAAAATTACCAGGTTTATTGTGTAAAGATTTTAATATTCGTGAAAACGATAGCAACGCTTGGTTAAGCTTTGAGGAAATTAACAACACAGAGACTTTTAATATGGAAGATATTGAGAATACTTACGCTATCGGTGGTTGTGATTTATCAGCTACTACTGACTTAACTTGTTCTACATTACTTATCAGAAAGCCTAACGACGAGAAAGTATATGTTATACAACACTACTTTCTACCGCAAGTAAAGCTTGATAGATTAGACGAAAAGAATACACAAGAAGCGCCATACAAAATATGGCGTGATAAAGGTCTACTTACTGTATGTGAAGGAAATCGTGTTGACTATTCGCAAGTAACGGACTGGTTTGTACAAATGCAACAAGAATTTAAAATTGATCCTATATACGTTGGTTATGATAGAGCTTTAGCTGGTTATTGGGTGGACGAAATGACATCAAATGGTTTTCAAATGGAAGCCGTAGCACAAGGACCTTATACTTGGAGTCAACCAATGCGTGAAATGGGCGCTGCTTTTGCAGATAAAAAAGTTAATTATAATAACAACCCTATTTTAAAGTGGTGTTTAACTAATACTGCGGTTAAAAAAAGTGGTTTAAATAATATACAACCAGTAAAAATAAACGAACGTCGAAGAATTGACGGAGCCGTATCTTTACTTAATGCTTGGGTTTTATACGTTAAGTATTATGAAGATTTTATGTATAGTGTGGGGTGATTAAATGAAACATAGAGGCTTATTTAAAACTATATTCGGTGGAAATAAAGAACAACCGAATAATAACAATAGTGCAGCAACAAGTTTTAATATGTATAGTCTATTAAATACCTTTAATTCAACTTATCAAGTTAATACGGGTAACGCTTGGGACATGGACATTGTACGTAGTGCCGTTGACGCATATTGTAGAAACTTTGCTAAATTAAAAGCAAAACATACTCGTATTGGTAAAGCTGGTAAATCTAAAATAGAAAGATTATTAAATTATCAACCTAATTCTTTAATGGAAGCTTACAGTTTTTATTATAAAATAGCTGCTAATTTAAAATTAACTAATAATGCTTTTATTTACCCTGAATTCTCTACTTCTGGCGAGATAGTTTCGTTCTTTCCTTTAATGTCTAATCAAATAGAATTATTAGAGAAAAATGGACAATTATATTTAAAATTTGTTTTTAAAACTGGAAAGATAAAGGTTGTTGCGTATGACAATATTATTCACATGAGAGGACAGTTTTTTGACAATGATATATTCGGAAGTAAAAATCATGCGTTACGTCCTGCTCTTGATACTGCAATAGCAATAAATCAAGGTGTTTCTAATTCGGCTAAATTGATTAATAGTATTAGAGGTATATTATCAGCTAAAGTATCGTCTAAAGACGAAGATTTAGCAAAAGCAAGAGATAAATTTGTAGAAAATAACTTCAAAATGTCATCTAACGGAAGTGGTGTTATTGTTACAGATACAAAAATGGACTATACACCTATAAATGAAAAATCAACACCAATTTCTTCCGAACAACTAAGTTATACAAAAAATGCTATATATGATTATTTCGGTGTAAATGAAAATATTGTGCAAAATAAATTTACTGAGGAACAGTGGAACGCTTTTTACGAAGGTGCTATTGAACCAGTAGCTATACAAATGTCGCAATGTTTTACTAATGCTTTATTTACAGATAATGAACGTAACTTTGGCAACGAAATTACTTTTGAAGCAAACAGATTACAATATGCGTCTAACACTACTAAAGTTAATGTTGTAAAAGAATTAGCTCCTATCGCGGTCTTAATGATAGACGACGTTAGAGAGATGTTTAATTTAGCGCCTTTACCTAATGGCGAAGGTCAAAAAGTATTACAGTCATTAAATTATATAAATTCTAATATAGCAGACTCTTATCAGTCAAAAGACAAAGACACTGCTCCACCGCCAAAAGAAGAACCAGCAAAGAACAATGAGGAGTTAGAACAAGAAGGAGGTGTTGAAAGTGGAGATAAATAATACAGAAAGTAAAAAAATTAAAATTACAAAGTTAAATAATTTTATTAGTTTTGAATTACTAAGAAAAATGAAGGAAAAAGAACCAGATACTAAATTTATTTTACCTAATGGAAAGGAGGCAATTTTAAATGACAAAAAAGAACAATCAAAGTCTAGTAAATAAAACTGGACGTGAAATTAGAGTCTTCTCTGATTTTAAATTAAAAGAACAAAGAAGCGAAGACGGAAGCGAAAGACAAGATTATGTGCATGGTGTCCCAGTAGTTTTTAACACCCCCACTTGTCTTTATGAATTTGAGGGAGTAAAGTTCTATGAACAAATAGACCGCCATGCGTTTGATAATTGTGATATGTCTGATGTTATTTTTAATTATAACCATGGTGGACGTGTTGCCGCAAGAATTAGAAATAACACATTAAAATTATCATTAAATGATGTCTGTATGGAAATGGACGCATTTCTTGGGGGTACTGAATATGGTAGAAATCTCTTAGAGGAAATTAGAGGTGGCTACATAGATAAAATGAGTTTTGCTTTTGTTGTAGCAGACGACGAATACGATCCAGCTACACATACAAGAACAATAACTCGAATTAAAAAGCTATACGATGTATCGGTGGTTGATATTCCAGCCTACGATCAAACAAGTATTTCGGCTAGGTCTTTCTTTGAGGTGGAGTACGAAAAAGAAAAAAGAGCTTTGGAGCAAGCCAGACTTAGAGAAATATGTATAGCAAAAACAAAAATCTAAATTAGTTCGATAAGGAGGAAAAGAAAATGAACGAAAAAAGATTAAACGAAATTAAAGCTAGAAAAGCAGAAATTAGAACACTTTTAGAAGATACATCAAAGGACGTTAATTTAGAAGAAATTAACAGTGAATTAGACAACTTAGATAAAGAACAAAGAACACTAGAAAAAAGAGCTGAAATTGCTCAAAAATTAGAAACTGGCGAATTAGAACCAGATAATGCAGAAAAAGCGCCTGGTCTTGATGACGATGAGGAAGAAGGAGGAAAAGAAATGAATACAGAAGAAAGAAAAACAAAAATGTCTAAAGAAGTTAGATCATTCTTAAAGTACATGATTACTGGAGGTAGAGAAACAAGAGGTGTTACTCTAACAAACGGTCAAGCGGTAGTACCAGAAGAATTAGACGACGAAATTATTACAGAAATGCGTGAAGTATCAGATGTAATTAATTTCATTAATTTAAAAAATGTTAGAGGAACTTTACGTGTTGGTAATTTATCAGCTATTGGAGCTAATAAAGATAAAGACGGCGACGCAATTACTGCCAACGGAGGAGTTACTGGAGATGTAACATTTGGTTCTTATAGAACTAGTGCAAAAATTGAATTAGGTGTTGGTTTAGATACTGAAAGTTTAGACGCATTTAAAGAAATTGTTGTTTCTGAATTAGCACTTGCTTTAGCTATAGAATTAGAGTCAGAAGTTATGACTGGAACAGGAACAAATGAAGCAGAAGGTTTATTCGTTGCAGAGTTACCAGCAGCACAAAAAGTGTCAGTTAAACTTTCTGAATTCGGACATAAAGCTTTATCAAGTATTAAAGGTAAAATTCGTAGAGCTTATGGTAAGCGTGCTAGTTATGTTGTTAATACTGAAACTTTCCACGATTTAATAGAAGGTATGGTTGGAACAGACGGACACCCTATTTATAATGAAAGTACAGAAATGTTATTAAAGAAACCAGTTATTATATCTGACGAAGCACCTAAGAATAAAATATTATTCGGTTATGGTAAAAGATATTGGTATAACTATAATATGGCTCCACAAGTTGCAAGTTCTGAACATGAAAAATTTAGTGAAGGTATGATCGTTCATAGAGCTTTAGCATTTGGAGACGGTCATGTTATGGACAGTAAAGCTTTTGCTATTCTTGAAATAACTGCTGATAGTGCGTCTAGTAATACTGAGGTAAAAGGTTAATGAGAACTTACAAATTAGTTGCAGCTATTAATTTTACTGATGTTCATACTGACGAAAAATATAAAGCTGGACAAGAATTAAATGTAAGCGAAGAAAGAGCTTTAGAGCTTTTTTCTTCTCCTAATCATTTAGTTAAATATGTATCACACGAAGACGATACAGATATAGCTAGTATTATTTCTGAAAAAGACGCACTAAAAACAGAAAATGATACTTTAAAGAAAGATCTTGAAAATTTAACTGAAGAATATGACAAGTTAAAATTACAATTAGAAAATAACAAAGATGATACTTCTGGCAAAACAGAAGATACATCAAAAAAAAATAAATAAATAAAAAATAAGGAGTGATATTATGGCAAATAATAAATCTATTAGCGACGAGCTAATGAAAAAAGCACGTGGTTTTCTTAGAATAACTATTGAAAACGACGAAGTTATAAATACTGAAATTACTACTCTTATTAAAGCTTGTAGACAAGATTTAATAAGAAACGGTATCACTTCTACAAAAGCTGAAAGTGAAGAAGATAGTCTAATAGAAACGGCTATACTTCTTTACTTAAAAGCTGAATTTGGGTTAGATAATAAAAATTATGAAAAATATCGTAATTCTTATGAGACTCTACGAACAGAATTATCACTAACGAGCGACTATGTAAACGAGGTGGTAAAAAATGTGGAGTGATGTCTTATATCTTTTAGAAGAAATTGAGAGTTTGGACGAGTTAAATCGTCCTCACTACTCTTATAAAGAAACTAAAGTATATGCTAATAAAATATCAGTTAAAAGAAGTGAATTTTACCAGGCGCAAGCTGCTGGCTTTAAACCAGAGAAAAGTTTTGAAATAAGGACCATAGAATTTGACGAAGATAAGCACACAAAAGTTAAGTACAAAGATGTTACATACAAAATACTACGTTCTTACGAGGTAAATAGTGAGATAACAGAAATTGTATTAACGGGGCTTAATAATAATCGTGAGCAACAATAAAATAGAATTTATAGACACATCAAAAGAAGTTAAAAACACTATGGTTAAGCTTTCAAAGTCCGCCCTTCGTGCTTCTGCTAAAGTAGCTGGTAAAGCTATTAAAGCTGAAACTCAAAAACGTACAGGCCGATTATCTAAACAAGTTGGTTATTGGGCTAAAATAAATCGTGATACTGGACAACCAGAGTTACAAATTGGTTACTATTCTAAAGCGCAAGCAAAAAAGAAAGGTAAACAAGTATCACACGCTAACCCTGCTTGGGCTGAGTTCGGTGTTAAATCACATACTATTAGTATTAAAAAAGCTAATACTCTAAGCGACGGTAATATTAACTATGGTAAATCAGTTAGCCACCCAGGGCTTAGAGGACAAAGTATCTTACGTAATAGTGTCTTTAATAATATAGACGCTATTAGAGAGGCACAAGCTGAATACTTAGCAGCACTTAATAAAACTATTGAAGCAGCTGGAGGAAAGATTAAAGAAAGTGAGGAGATCGAAGATGTATAATTTCTTTATTGCATTACAAAAGTTTGTTAATGAACAAAAAATAATTCCACTGTATTATGAAGAAGCTTCAAAAAAAGCGTCTTTTCCTTATGGTGTAATAAGTGATCCTATTAAAACTAAATTACGCTATGGCGAATTAGTATACTTCGACATATTTATATGGACTACAGAGCCAAATACTGGTATCGAGTTAGAAAAAAAATTACAAGATCTTATTAAACTTCTTGACGGTAAAATCTTCTCGGAAGAAAGAGCCGTTATATACTTTGAAGAACAAAGACCAATATCTGATCCAGAATATACATTAATAAAAAAACAAATGACATTTAGTATTAGATTATTTTAAAGGAGGGAAAACTAATGTTAAAAGTATTTACAGAAAACGACACTAAAAAAATTCAAATTGACGAAGGTATCGTTGTATTTAACTTAGGAAAACAAAACGAGTTAATACTTGGACCTACTCGTGGTGGTGTTGAAATGACTATTACACCAGAAATAAGAGATATAGAGTTTGACGGTAAGCGTGGTAAAACTGCTGGTATGCAAGTTATCGACGGCGAAGACGCTACTATCAAGGTTGTATCATTATGTTGTAGTCAAGATGTATTGCTAAAAGCTTTACCTAATGCAACACTTGACGAAAGCAAAGTAATTAAACAAGGAGATTTTGGACCTATTGCACAAAGTAAATATATTGATACTATTGATGTAATTACACAAATGCTAGATAAAACTTATAAGATCCTTACATTTAATTATGGCTTACACGAAGGAGCTTTTACTTATAAAGCTGCTCCTAAAGCAGAAAATGAACATAATCTTGAAATTATACCTCACTATACTATAGCTGATAGTTCAAGATTATATCAAATTAAAGATAGTGAAACTTGCCCTATAACAGTTGGAGAATAAATTTAAAATGTTATTCTCCTTTTTGTTTTCTATTTGAGCGATAACAAAAGGGAGAATAAAAAAGAAAGGAAAAAATAAAATGAAAACTAAATATTTATTATTATTAAGTGAAATTATAGATAAAATGGACATTAAAGAAGAATTACAGAATTTAGATTTTAATACTGGAGATGAAAAAGAAGATCGAGAAAAATTAGGAGCTGCTCTTATAACTTTAATAATTACTAGAATTTATAAATGTGAAAAAGAAGTCTATACTTTTGTAGCTAATTATAGAGGTTATTACCCTTCTAAACCAGTATTTACTGATGAAGATACAGAAGATATTAAAACAGAAAAAAATAAAAAATATGAAGAAGATTTAAAACTTGCTTTAGAAAAAGCAGAAAATGAAGATATAATCGCATTATTTAAGGAAATAAGTAAATTACCAGGTGTTGCGAGTTTTTTATCTATAGCGTAAGTATCGGCACTGCGGAGGTCTTACGAATATTATATAAGCATTATGGCGGTATTGACTGGTTTGAGGACAAGCCGTCTTTTTTATTGGGCGAGTGTTTAGATAATGGTATCAAAAAAGAAACTGAATTACCTAAACTAATTAACGAAATTGTTAAGAAATTATCGCACGAAAAATCTTTTGTTCCACAACTAGAGCAAAAGCCAAAAAAGAAAATGCGAAGCGCAGAAGACATTATGAAAGATTACGGTTTGGGAGGTGTTAAACTTGGCTAATATATTTAGTTTATATGGATCTATTTTTATAGATAATGAGAAAGCTAATAAAGCTATAGACGGCACTACTAAAAAAGGAGAAAACTTCGCCTCTAAATTAGGCGGAGTTTTTTCTAAAGTTGGTAAAGGCGCTCTTGCTTTAGGTGGTACTTTGACTACCGCTGCTACTGCTATCGGTGGTTTAGCTATAAATACATCAAAAGATGTAGATCAAGCTATGAACTCATTTATTGTACAAACTGGTATTGCAAAAAATGAGTCTGGCGAGTGGCAGAAAGCGTTAGAAGATATATACAAAAACAATTATGGAGAGAGCTTCGAAGACATAGCCAACTCAATGGCTTTAGCTTCTCAAGAATTATACGAGTTTGATCCTTCGCAAATAAAAGCGGTTACAGAAAATGCTCTCGCGTTACGAGACGCTTTCGGTGTTGAAGTAAATGAGTCTATAAGAGCAACAAAAGCTTTAATGACACAATTTGGAATATCAGCAGACGAAGCGTATAACTTAATGGCCCAGGGTGCACAAGCTGGTCTTGATTTCTCTGGAGAGTTAGTCGACAATATTAACGAATATTCTGTACAGTTTGGTAAATTAGGTTTATCTGCGGAAGATATGTTTAATATATTTCAAAGTGGTGCAGACGCTGGAGCTTGGAACTTAGACAAAATCGGCGACGCCGTTAAAGAGTTCTCCATAAGAGCAATAGACGGCTCTAAAACAACTGTAGAAGGTTTTACGAAACTTGGCTTAAATGCTGATACAATGGCTAAAAAGTTTGCTGCTGGCGGAGATACTGCTAAAGAGGCTTTTTATCAAACTATAGACGCGATTAAAGCAATGGACGATCCAGTACAACAGTCTATTGTTGGTGTTGATTTATTTGGTACTATGTGGGAAGATTTAGGACCAGAAGTTGTAACTCAATTAGGATCAATTAGAGAAATGTACGACGGTACAGTAGACTCTATGAACCAGATTAAAGAAGTAAAATACGACGATATAGGAAGTATGTTTGAAGGGTTAAAACGTAATGTACAAATGCTACTACTTCCTTTAGGTAATGCTTTAATGCCTTTAATTGTATCTATTATGAATTTAATTATGAATAATATGCCTTTAATAGAAGGCTTGATAAATCAGTTAACGCCAGTCATTACTCAACTATTTAATGCAATTATTCCGTCGGTACAGACTATTATAGAGACTGCTTTACCAATGCTCGCCACTCTGATAGAGACAATTTTACCTATATTTATTAGTTTATTAAGCACTTTACTACCTCCTATTATGCAAATAGTGGAGGCTTTACTTCCAGTCTTTGTAGAACTTATAAATATGTTATTACCACCTATATTACAAATAGTTCAAATGATCCTACCTTTATTACTTAACTTAATTCAACCACTATTGCCTTTACTATCTCCTATACTTCAATTATTACAACCTTTTATTGATTTATTGATGTTAATATTACAACCTTTAACAGAATTACTTAACTTAATACTTCCACCTTTAGTAAGTATATTAAATGTTATTATACAAAGTATTATTCCAATGTTATCAGCACAGTTTACTTATGTAGCTAATATTATTGGTAGTGTCTTTGGTACTGCTATTAGTTATATAACATCACAAATACAAGTTGCTAAAAATATATTTATGAATATTATAGACTTTATTAAAAATGTATTTACTGGTAATTGGAAAGCTGCTTGGCAAAATGTTAAAAATATATTTAGTAATATAATTAGTGGTATTGGTAATATCTTTAAATTACCTATTAACTTCATAATTGACGGTATGAACGCATTTATTAAAGGTCTTAATAAATTAAAAATTCCAGACTGGGTGCCTGGTGTTG